ATCTCACGGAATGCAGAACCTATTGCCTTAGCAACATCGACCAATGAGTTAAAGATGCTACCCAATGTTTCGATAATTGCTGTTCGACCACCGAGAGCAACCCAGTCTTTGATCAGATTGTTTCGAGCTTCACCGGCATGATGGATCATTCCACCAAGAGTGTTACTAACGTTCGTGAACAAATCGGTAGCTTCATTGAAGTCACCAACCAATAGTTCCCAAGTCTGAGCCCAGGAAGATCCCACGCCTTCTCTCAAGGTACCAATAAGGTTTGTAAAAGTGCGAACCTTAGTGGCAGCTTCTTCTGCAGTCTTTTGCTGCTTAATGAACGCGTCAATTTGCTTTTGACTAAGACCGATATTCTTCATCTGTTCAGCACTGAGTTCACCAGCCTGAATTCGCAAATATGTTGACATAACATCAGCAGTCAACCAACCCTTTTCCAAGGATCCATTGAAGTCCTTAGCCACTGCTGTAGCATCGGTACCTTTACCAGAGAAGGTATTCATAGCCTTAGCAATATCGATAAGGCCATTCTGCATGTTCTTGCTACCCATACTTGCATTGGTCAACGATCTCCAGTCTTCCAGAGTAATCTTACCCTTGGAAAGAGCTTGAGAAAGCTGATATGCAGCACCAGCAGCCTGCATCGCATTTGTTCCTGAAGATGCGGCTTCGTTAGAGAAACCTTTAATCATCGCAGTAGCATCTTCTAGTTTAATACCAGCATTGGTGAAGTAACCGATGTTTCTGGTCATGTCACCAAAGTTATAGATGGTTTTGTCTGCGTAATGGTTTAGTTCTTCAAGACTATGCTTAACATTATCGAGTGTGGTTCCATGCTGGGCAGTATTTGCCAGAATGGTCTGAATCGATCCCATCTTGAGCTCATATTCACTGAAGCCTTCCATAATAGGAGCAACAGAGAATGACTTTGCAAAGTTAAGACCGGCGTTAACTGCTTGGTTAGTGATATTAACAAGGGCAGTGACACCCATGATACCAAGAGCACTAAACTTAGATGTTACCTCTTGAAGACTGGCAGCCATTCCAGCAAGAGAGAACCGACTTCCAGCAGCATTAAGGTTGTTCAAACTCGCAGCCTGAGCATCGAGGTTGAGACCATTCTTGAGCTGTGCCAGAGATTGGTTCGTGTCCGCAACGCCCTTTGCAAACTGGGCATTGTCGAACTTCATTTGGACGACGCGCTCGTCAATGCTGCTCATGCAGAAGTCACCACCTTCCATGCTCTATCTGCAATTTTGTCGAATACTGGTTTAATAGCTGGATTTATGTAATCCCTACCTTGAACATATCCACCAGTTCCAGTACCGTGTCCATGCTGCAATATGATTGCGATTGGAACACCATCCACTATGTGAGAGTTTGTCCATTCAATAGTGGTACGGCTGGAACCTTTAGAGACTTTGAATCCCCAAGCTCCAGCCGTTTCACCTGAATCTGTGGGAGTCGCTGATGCCAGAGCTGAAACTCCCAGCTCTCCTAGTTCATTGAGATGTTTGAAGATATCTCCCCGGGACATTGCCGAGAGGAACTTTTCGGTTTTATTGAAGTTTCCCTTCGAACCGAAGGAGATCTTTGGCATTAACGACTCCCATTTTGAATTGTTACGAGTTAGGAATGGTAAAGACTGGAGGTTCGATGTAGGGTAGTTCTCCATCTCGGAGATCTTCTTCTTCGATCTCCGATACCACCCAACTCAATTGATTCTCTTCATCAACTTCTTGTCGACAAACTTTGACTTTCGCCATTAATTCTCCTAGATCTGCATACCATCGTCATAGATGAGATAGTGAGCTCGCTCATTACCATTACCAACGATGATAATTCCATCATCACCAAGGACACGAGTTGCGCGGAACTTAATCTGAGTAGTTACATCAGAAGCTCCTGGAGCATACGGGAAGCTAATCGGGCCATTGTACTGGGTGCTTCCTAGAGCGTATGTGGTAATTAAACCTTTGGTGCGACCTTCTATTGTGGTGAGCCCAGTCAGTGATGCTGCAGCATCGCCTACGTTACAGAACGCTATGTGACAATAGAACAGTGAATCTGCGTTTCCACTAGCATAATGTGAGAAGTCCCAAACGATTCGATAATGGCGATTTGCTTTGAAAGTGAACGTAGGAATGTTGTTAATAATTGCATCGACGACTGTACCGGTTGAGGTAGCAACAAGAGATTTGTAAACCAGACCTTTAGCCAATTTAGCATCTTCCGCTGCTTGAGCAGTAGATACTGGTTTGTCTGCATCTGATGTGTTGTTTACACTACCGAGACCGACCGCAGCCGCATTCAATGTCTGCCAAGTCTTATCGCCTCGGTAATATTGACCCGTAGTTCCTGTTGCAATTAGTGTTTGAATAGTGTGCCAAGGACCCCACGAAGAAGCATTATACTCCCACTGGCGCCATGTTACTGGAGCAGTATCGTCGGTATACGGATAAGCCCACTGTGTAGTACCACCCACAAAGGTAGGTGCACGATACGTAACCACTTGGGCATATGTTTGGCCATTACCGAACGTCCATGAACCTTCTGGACCTGCTATGAAGTTCGAAATCCCGACAGGATATGAAGTCGCTGGAGTGCTATATGTATATGCTCCATAAGCTTTACCTATTAGCTCATTTTTCTGAGCAAATAGAGCAGTGAGTTCCGGCGATGCTGCTATAGCAGCTCTAATATCCGGATGAAAGTTATCATCCGAGTCAATGCCCGGAATATTATCATAAGGTGCACCCATTAGGTTTCCAATCTGTAGATGCCTGATCCGGCAGAGGTTTCAACTAAACGAGAATTATCTGCCAAGATATACTTACCCTCGCTAGTTCGCCCCCTTAAGTCACCATCTACAGTTAGAGATTCAACAGTTGGGGATGTTCCAGTGTTTACATTTTGGTTAATTACCAAAGTAACGAGGGTATTCTTGAACCAGTAAATAAGATCATCAAGGTCTGGAATACGAGCTGATTGCGCTACTGATCCGTACAAATATTCCTCAACGAAGCGCTTTTGGGTAGCGTTCATGGAATTGGCATCGATTGTCACATGAGAAGTGGGAATAACTTCTGGGTTTGTGATAGGACGAACTGCCATTGTAGAGAACGTCCAAGAAAACGTAAGAGGTTCTACGTCTTCACTTAGAGATTCATAGTTTTTATCAGAAGGGGCAGCAAGTACGTTATAAACAACGTGAATTTTGTACCCGTGTTCAGTACCTGAAATGTCATTTCCGAAAAGAGTTCGGTAAGAAAGACCAAACGGCTTCCGTTTTTGCTGATGGGCAATGAATCCATTCTCGGATTCCGCCGTTCCATCATACTCACCGAATTCTCTTGGGAAAATATAGGCTTCGATCGTTCCTGAAAACTCTGTATTGCCAGATCGTTGTTGGTACTTTACCCCTTCATAGTATCTAGGGTTAGATGAACCTTCGGAAGGAGACTCCGAAACGGAAATTAGTCCATTCCATGGAACTCCACTGCCATCTTCGAGGTAGAGTACGCCTCGATCGACTCCGGCATCGAAATAACGTTCGCCTAGGTTGTTCCAAGATAGTTCGGACATTAGGTTCCTCCTTCCGAAGGTTCATATTTACAGATGTGTTGCGTTGATTTGTACGCCAGCACCAATGGCTGCAACGTCAGTAGCTGCTGCGCCTGCTGTGGTAGCAATACCAATACCGGTAGCGAAACGTTTACCGTTAGTTCCAAATGGAATTTCCATAAATGCACCAGCAGCAACTGGAATAGTAGCTACTGGGACATCAGTACCAACGGTGGGAGCTGTAGTTTTGTTGTACAACTTAATGTAAACCGTGGCACCTGTCGGGTTAAATACCGATATCTCACAGAGGTTTCCAGCGGTTGACTTAACTACTGCAGCGTTAGTGGATGCTGTAGAAACAGCGTTGTAGGTAGTTCCAGAAGCGGGAGCAACAAGGAAGTTACCAGAACCCGTAACCGCGTGAGTCTGTAGAGCCGGAATCGGTTCCGTTGCATAAGTACCACGAATAACTGTCCATGTAGGAATCGCACTCGCGGTAGGTGCTACTGAGCATCGAATTCGTATCCATCGAACTGCATTTACTGATGCTTCCCAAGCATAAGTGTTTCCTGCGCCAGCTGCAATTGAGAATGTTGGGTTTTGAAGTTCTACAGTGTTTGAGTTCGAGCGAGCTGCTTGAATTGCAAACCAAGTTCCATCAGTCCCATTTGTTGAGTCGATAGAACCTTCGAATATGAAGGTGCCTGCAGCTAGTGTTACCGTTCCTGTATTCTTGATGTGAATAACGATATTAGATGCGTCAGTAACATCAACAGGAAGAGTTTCACCGACGTTTAGAAGGTTTGCCGTATTGGGATCGAAATATCCCGGCTTTGAGGCCACGCGAAGGCGACCATCAGGATTAAGTGGAAGAGGGGAGACCTCGCCATCATCAAGGTCTGGCTCACCGACCACCACTTTACCTGCGAGAAGTAGATCTGTAATTGCCATATTAATCTCCGGTAACTAGTTTGAGCGTGGCATAGTCGCCACCAGACATGTCTAGCCAAATAACATTACGACCAGAAGGAACGAGCTGTGGTGCATCAGAACTTTGATGTACCCTCAATAGCTCATCGGTGTAATATGCACCATTGTCATGTGAGGCTACAATCTCAATCCATGTCGAAGAATCGATCATGTTTTGGAAGTGTGATGCTGGGGGAATGTAAGCATCAGAAGTTAGTGACCCATAAAGGACTGCTTCCAAGTCAGCCAACAAATCCGCAGATATCGTTCGTGAGTCAATAGTAAAATGTGCAGAAGGGAGCAAGCCATCGATTGTCTGAGGCATTGCCGTGATCTTCCAACTATATTTGACTGGTTCCGGAGAATCATTCAGAGTTTGATTCTGTACTTCTGATGGTTTAGCCATCGCACCATAAACGATGTGGATCTTGTATCCGTGCTCTACCCCATCCAAGTCGTTACCAATACGTGTTCGGTAACTAAAGTCAAAAGGTTTGCGAGTTTGTCCGCTTAGTATAAGACCATTATAGTTAATCTTTCCTAAGCAGACGTCAAACTCTGGTGGACTCGACCATGCTTCAATTGTGGCCTCGTACTCTTCCCTTGAAGAAAGGTTCAAATACTTTAGACCATCAGCATAGAACGGATTGGATTCTCCTCCGGTAGAGGTTTCGTTCACGGTGGTTAAACCATTCCAAGCAACTGCAACGTTGTCGATAAACAATACGCCACGATCGATTCCAGTTTCATAGAATCGCTGACCTAGATCCCCCCAAGTTAGCGCTACCATGGACGACCTCCTTTCTATCCGCTAGTGCCGAGCTTTGCGAGACGCTCCTCATTGAGGCGACGGTTTCGCTCCATGATGGCCTTCTTATCGACCTTCTTCTCGGGCTGATTCTTCTCGTTATGTACTTTAATCATGGTAAACAACCGACTAAGATGTCGATTTTCCCACTCTAAGTCGATGCCGAATGAATCCATCCAATAGTAAATGATCTCAGCAGTGATCACTTCCCTACGTTTAGGACCCGGTTTTGCGATGCTTTCGTTAAACCAAGTAGCAGACATCTTTGCATCAATATAAGCATTGATCTGCTCATAGTGATGTGTTTGAAGTTTGAGGAAAACCTCCGGAGGAATATTGGGAGTCAAAGTCATAAACTTTATGTAGTCCAATATCTGTTCCGGGGTTTTTTCGCCAGAGCCAAGAAAGGGTTTCTCCCACTTGGCCTCCCATTTTGAAAGAGAGACCAGAGAATGCTCCATTTCGAGCGTGGTGTCGTTGACTGTGAAGAATCGCTCCTTCTCGTCATCCCAGAATTCCTCGCCCGGAATAGTGATCGTAAGCATTCTCTGGTCTCCTTTCTATAGAGATTGGTGTTTACCTTCGTACTGCGCCAACTACCTGTACGATCGCAATGATCAATAGCAGGACGTTGGTTACTAGTAGTGATTCCATGGTTACACCTCCCTCCTTTATGGCTACGAGTAGACGATGAGCCAGTCGTCGTCCACATTGGCCGGGAACTTGTAACCAGCAGCCGGGTAAGCCCGGACGATGGTGTTCTGCGTGATGGTAACCAGAGAACCATTGGTCCGCTTGATGCCATCGATGAAGTATTCAACACCGGTGACAGTCGGGATGGTGATCTGGTCAGTGGTCGCGTTGTAGGACGGCTGAGTCGGAGTACCCGAAGTAGTCAGACCAGATGCGATCAGAGTGATGATTTCACCCGGCAGAGGCAGACGAGGGTTAACACCAGCGGCACCATAGAGAATCGTCTCAAGGTCAGCAAGTCGAGCTGCGTTAACCTTGGTAGAGTCGACCGTAAGGATAGCCGTGCTCTTGTAACCAGAAACTGCAACCGGAGTTGTAGTCAGCTCCCAGCTCATGGTCATTGCCTCAGGCGAGTCGTTGATCGTACCGTAAGCCCGCTCGGAAGGAGATGCCATCGCGCCATAAACGAGATGGATCTTGTATCCGAGTTCCGCACCTGCTACATCGTTTCCAACCCGAGTACGGTAGGCAAGACCGAATGGCTTACGGGTCTGCTGACCAACGTAGACACCAGCCGTCGGAGTACCGATACCATCGAACTGCATGAATTCGAGCGGGTAGGTGAAGGCCTCGATTGTTGCGCCGAATTCTTCAGCCGAGTAGAGGTTCAGGTACTTAATGTTGTCTGCGTACTGTGCCGAAGCTTCAGCACCAGAGGGGCTTTCCGTGACGTTGACGAGGCCATTCCAAGCCACACCATTGTCGTAAACACCAGATCCATTGGGAATGTAGAGTACGCCCTTGTCGACGCCGGTTTCGAAGAACCGCTCTCCAACGTTATCCCATGTAAGTACTGCCATGGTTTATCTCCTAAAAATAGAGGTTGTAAGCTTCATGGTTGAGACCATCAACCACGAAACGACTAGAAAATCTAGCCGTTGGTAAGTCAGCAATTTTGCTCGGGGTCACACTGTCAGGATTCCTGTCAATGGACGTGACCAAATATCGCTTCTGATGACTATATGGACGGTTCCCGGCGTATTTGGTATCGACATTATCCGTTTTGTAGATGATGCACGGATACGCCATACCAGTAGACGGTGGGGCTTGATAATATACGTTTGTACTACCTAACACCGTCTTTAGGATTTCGTGTAGGTCAGGGCGTTGGCCCATTGTACCGTCCTCCTAAACGCAAGATAAGGCGAGGATACTGTACCTCAAACTCTGAGATGAGCCACCGCATCCCCGCCCACTTGATATAACGCATGGCAACGAAATTATTCAAAGCGCGATCGTCAGCAACGATGCTTATCGAATTTCCCACAGTGATGTCAGGATTTACATCATCACTAACACTCTGCTGCCTAGAGTTACGGAGGACGTCACCAAAGTACTGTTGTTCAGTGATGACGTCCTCCCATACTCCCGGGGCCGTTTCCACAGAGTCGGCGTAACCGATTTCACCGTAGAATCGTGCCATTTTGAAGAACTAGACTTACGGTGCTACGTAAGCGAAGGTCCAGTCAGCGTCGGTGTTGTGCGGGAAGTTGTAGCCAGCGTTCGGGCGAGCTTCAACGTCCTCGGTCTGAGTGATGGTCACGTTACCGGTGACAACCTCGTCGTCGATGTAGTAGCTAACGCCAGTCACGGTGGGGATCGTGATGGTGTTAGTTGCCTGGTTGAACGTCGGAGTGGTCGGGGAGACCGTGGTACCGGAGGTGCGCTTGATAACAACCGCAGACTTCGGCTTGGTCAAGCAGCCGGAGATACGGGTTTCAATCAGGTACTTTTCCTGGTTGTAGTCGATGTCGAAGTCTTCGAACATCGAGATCTGGCCACCCTTGTCGGCACCGATGGTGTAGTCAGCGATGTTGACGAGGATAGCAAGCAGGTCCGGAGTGGACTCCATGACCTCAACCACGACGATGTTCTTGACACGAAGGGCTGCAGCCAGCTCTTCTTCCGTCTTGTAGTGACGACGGCCGTCGTTGTCCTTCAGGAGCATGAGGTCCGTCAGGATGTCGTCAGTGGTGTACATGGTCGGGTTGCCCGTGCCCTTGTAGTGCTTGCGAGAACGGAGGATGGACTCAACCAGAGCGTCGCCGGAAACGTTGGTCGGGAGAGTGACCGGGTGGGCATACATCTCGTGGTCCCAAGCGATCGGGCGAAGCTTCTCTTCGTCGATCTTGTCCTCATCGTCGGGTTCGCGACCGTCACCGATGAGGATGGCACGTGCGATTTCCTCATCGAGCATGAGGCGCATTTCAGCCTTCAGCCATACGACCACATCGAGGTCGACGATGTCGATGATGTCATCGCGGTCCAGCTTCTGCTTCTTGTAAACGGTGGTCGGGGTCGTCACGCGCTTCAGCAGCTTGATGACCTCTTCCTTCTTCAGGTTGCCCTTGACGTAACCCTTCGCACGTGCCTCGTCAGCCGTGATGTCGACGGCAAGCGACTTGATACGAGAGAATGGGCTGTGACGAGCACCGTTGAGAACACCAGCAACCCATTCAGTACGACGACCGATGACGTCGGGGGTATTGGTGAGAGCCTTAGCATCCGGGAACAGAACATCGATGTCGTCAATGCCATAGGTACCAGCGTGCGCGAGGAAGGCTTCCTTCAGCGTAGAGCCGGGCTTCTTAGCCTCGGTCATGATCGCAGCGAGATCATCGTGCGAGAGAGTTACATCGGGCTCACCGGACTTGCCGGAGCCGTGGGATTCGAAGAGATTGCGAGGCATGTTGGCGAAGCCTTCCTGAATTGCGTGGGCGATGAACTGGGTGTCGGGTTCGGAGTGCTCAGCGGAACCGCCGTTTTCCTCAATTGCCTGTGCAATGAGGAAGTAGACAACGTTCTGCTGCTCTTCGGTCATGGCATCGAACACGTCCTTGACGGTCTTGCCTTCGTGCTGGAGAGTGGGCATTGAATTTGCTCCTTCGGTCGAGTTTTCTTCTTGTGCGAGGGCATCGCCGATCAGTCCATGAATGACGACCTGCTGTTCCTCAGTAAGGGAATTGAAGACGGCCTGAACAAGGTGTTCTTCTGGTCCCTCTTCCGAGTGTGTGAGCGCTGCTTCGAGCAAATCATGGATGATTTCTGACTGTTCCTCATCGAGAGATTCGAGGACATCCTGAACATCGAGTTCCGAATCCTCATCTCCACCTTCGTGGTTGTCATTTTCATCATCCGAGTGCACGAGAATCTTCTCACCGGTATAGATGATGGCTTCACCCTCGAGGGTTTCAACCGAATCGCCATGCCTCATGTAGACATTGTCGATTTTTGCTTCCGAATTAGCTCCGGAAAGAACGAGACTGACTTCCTTGATGTTTCCATGGGAGACATTCTTGTTCGTCTCCTTGAGGCGGTTTGCATAAATCGACAGTGAGTCCACGTCTCCGTGTTGTACTGCAAATTTTGCATTCTGTCCTGCAGGAGAATCGTTAAAGAAGGCTTCTGTGTATACGCCCTCTTCCTTGTGGTAGAGAAATGCATGACCAAGAACCTTCTCCGGGTCATCATGCTGATGGCTCCAGACAAGAGGGACCTTAGTATTGTCCTGATGTAGGAATGCATTGTGCTTAATGGTTCGACCATCGGCGCACTCAATCCCGTACACGGTGGCCCAGCCGGTAAAGTCGGGTTTCATTTTGAAGGATCACCTTCCTTTCTTAAGTTGCTTCCGGTGGTGGAACTGTCGGAATGGCATTGGGATCTTCAGGATTGGCAGAAGGAACGTTGGGGTTGTTCAACTGATCAGCCTTTGGATCATCCGCAGGTTTCATACCCAGAACTCCACGAAGCTCATTCGGAGTCATGATCTGGTTACGAATGAACTTGTCTCCCAATTCGGCAATGTCACTGACCGGCATGAGTTTGAACGGATCCCGGAAGAACATGATCGCGTGACCCTGAGTCCGTGCGGTCTTCGACAAGAACGTTCGCTGCATAGCCTGCGTGATTGCCGATAGGATCGGTTCAATCGTTCGGTTGAAGTAGTTCAACATTGTCTTCTCATCAGCCGTACCGTTGAATACATCTTCGGTAAGGCCCAGCTGCGCATACAACTGTGCAGTGAGTGTCTCAACTTGCTTATGCATGTTGTTCTCAGCTGGTCGATTCAGCTGAGTGATCCGCTCAGTACCATCCGTATAGGCGATACCATAAGTAGATCCCTTTAGCTGAGTCTCGATGTCTTTCCTGCGGATCTCCGCCTGCTGCTTTCGAGCTTCCGACTTAATTACGTATGGAAGCTGAATAATGAGGTCAAGTTTTCCCGAACCGGCTTGTTCATCGATTGAGTCCAACAGCGCAAGCTTTCGAATCAACCTTTGTAGAGTGGAGTTCGGTTCATTCATTACCGTATAGAGTGGATTCTCAACGATAGCGACCATCTTTTTAGGAAGAGTTAGTTCTTCCTTCCTTCCAGTCTTCTCGTTGTAAACCAAAACTCGAACATCTTCAGCAAACCAAGCTGTGATTTCCCCAATACGAAGTGACTGAATGTCGAAAGCCATTGAGGTTCTTGGATTGATTGTTGTTTCAATCGGACAGATCGCAATAGCTCCCTTATCAAAGAGAGTCATAGCAGCATCCTGTATAAATGCTCGAGCTCCTTGATCAATGTTTGCCTCTAGTGTGAGACATTCATTCAAGTAACTCTTTACAGTCTCCTTGTATCTCCCATTTTGATCAACCTTAACGTGCGAAAGGCTGACTGCAGCAACATCGATACCTAGACGAGTATAGATGGAGGAGATGATTGACTTATCAGAAGCAGTTCGCAATCGAACCCGATCAGGTCGAACATTCCCATAGCTTGCGCCTGCGTTTCGCCATGCATCAAACTGATTTGCTGTTGAATCACTAGTAAATGCATTCCAAGCGTGAGCGAGTCTATCTGTAAAACCCATTATTCACCTCCTTTCTGTTTAGTCTTGAAGCCCGTTAGGGTT